TTTCTTTCTCCATCGGTAACGGCTTCCGCCATCAATTGTGATCCTAATACTACTACGTCACACCAGTTACTTTTCGGTTTTGGCTCTCCCATTGTGCAATCGGTGTTATTTGATGGCTGCATGCTTGATATTGAAAAAGATGACTATGGTTTTGTTTGGTCTTGTCTCTCAAATGAAAATGGGGACTATTGCAAGGGGCTCTACAAACCCCGTTTTTCACAAGGGGTATCCCCGAACTGGCCGATGTGCGACTTGTCCGGAGCATCTGCAGAGCGCTGCATTTATCCTTATTGCCCTGAGGGGGAAGAGTGCGTTCCCTTACCACCTTCACCGCCCAGTGATTCCCCTGTTGATGGGCTGAGCAGCTCGTTTAAGTCTGCGTTCAATCAGGTCTATAAAAACCAATCAGAGATGGCTTCGACTCTCAATCATGTCAGTGGTCAGGTGTCCCACTCTCAAGATATGGTTCAGCTCAATACGAAGTTTCACGCGGATCGTGTTCTTGAGAGTGTCACCGCAGTCAACAATCGTTTGGGTGGGCAAATGGAGTATCTTGAGGAAATCCGCATTGATGTTTGGGATACGCAACGGGAGGTAAGAAAAGCCAAGGATGAGCTTTACTCTCGTGTTGCGGCTGTTTCATACGATGTGCTTTATAGCGAGCTTAATGTCCTTCGGGCGATTGATGAACTTAAAGACTCACTCGGTGGGACTGTCGTTCCGCCTAACCCAGACCAACCCAATCCCACGCCACCCGATAGCAGCAGCCCCAATTATACAGGGGCGCTTAATACCATCTCTAAAAAGCTCAATACCTTAGAGACGATTTCACAGCAACTCGACACCATGAACACGGCGCTATCAGGGCGCTGTAGTAACCCTGAACGCTGTCAGTTTCCGATACGAGAGGCCGAGACCGAGTTAGAAACGGCTCAGCAGAATTTAAAGCAGATGATCAACGAGAAAATCACCCAGTCGGCTTT